CATCTGTTAAAGCAAAAGCTTTAAGGATAAATCTCAATGAACATATTTACGGTACTTTCGCAGAAATAGGTGCAGGCCAAGAAGTAGCTAGACATTTTTTCCGTTCTGGTGGAGCTTCTGGAACAACCGGTGTTATAAGTTCAATCACTCTAGGTGACATAGAAAAGGGATATTTAGATGTTCCTGATCTTGTTACAAATGTAACTCGTATATTCCCTATTAGCGATACTACTACAACTGCTTCATTGTTTGATATTAAATATCAATTACATTTAAATGATATATATTCGTTAGGTTATTTAGGAAGTTTAGTTAATTATGAAATATCACAACAGTGGTTATCAATGGTAGATCTTATTATTGATAGCGATGATCATCATTATGATTTTAATAGACATCGTAATACGATTAGAATCGATATGGATTGGGAAAAAGAAGCAGTTGCAGGACAGACATATTTAATATTAGATTGTCAAAGAATATTAGATCCTGCATCATATACAGATATATATGATGATTATTTCTTAAAACAATATGCAACACAATTAATTAAACGACAATGGGGTGCAAATCTTATTAAATTTGAGGGTATGGTAATGCCTGGTGGAGTTACCTTTAATGGTAGACAATTATTTGATGATGCAAACGAGGCATTAATACAATTAGAAGAACAAGCACGACTCAATTGGGAAGATCCAATTGATTTCATGGTGGGGTAAAATAAGTGGCAAGATCTGTTTACTTTTCTCAGGCAGTTAAGTCAGAGCAAAATTTATACGAAGACTTGGTTATTGAATCTTTAAAGATTTATGGCCAAGATGTATATTATATGCCTAGAACAATGGTAAGTAGAGATTTTGTTTTAGGTGAAGATAGGGCATCGAAATTTAATGATGCTTATATGATAGAAGCGTATATAGAAAGTTCTGATGGATTTGAAGGAGCAGGAGATTTATATTCTAAGTTTGGTTTAGAAATTAGAGATGAAGCCACCTTTGTTATCTCACGTAGACAGTGGGAAAAATATATAGGGTTTTGGAATACTGCTGATATAGTAAGTCCTAAACCTTTAGAAGGTGATATTTTATTTCTTCCTATGACAAATAAATTCTTCGAAATTACTTTCGTAGAACATGAACAACCATTTTATCAATTATCTAACTTACCCGTTTATAAACTTCAGTGTTCATTATATGAATATAATGACGAAGATTTTGAAACTGGTATCGAATCTATTGATGTTGCTCAAGTTACAAGTTCATATCAAGTTACTTTAGATTATAATTGTACTGCTAATGAACATCCAGAAGCAAGTGAAATTATAACTCAAATATTAACAACATCTCCTAACACTTCAGTGTTTGGTGAAATACAAACAATTACTAAACTATCTCCAACAACGGGTAGACTTGGAGTATCTAATATTGGTGTATCTGGTATTGCTGAAGCAAGAGATTTTGTTGTTTCATCTACATTAACTGCTGTTGGTGGAACAAGCGCAAATACAATTACAATAACTAAGGTTTACGATATAGGCGATAATAGCATATATGTAGATCCAACTGACGATCAATCGGGTAATTTAACCTTTGAAGTTGAAGCCGATGGTTTCTTAGACTTCACTGAATCTAATCCGTTTGGCGATGCATCGGAAAATTACTAATGTTTGGAACTCATTTTTATCATTCAACCTTAAGAAAATCCGTAGCAGTTTTTGGTACGATGTTTAATAATATTAGTGTTATTAGATTAGACGGTTCTGGAGGAGTATTAAATCAAATTAAAGTTCCTCTTTCTTATGGACCTAAACAAAAATTCTTATCTAGAATAGACGCTAGTACTGGTTCAGATGCAAGTATGGCTTTAAAACTACCTAGAATGTCATTTGAAATTACAAGTTTAGAACAAGATAATACTTCTAAATTAAATAAAATGGCAGTTATTTCAGAAAAACATGCAACAGATTCTTATAAGAAAAAGGTAGTTAAGCATATGTCGCCATATAATATTGGTATGCAGCTTACTATTATGGCAAAAAACCAAGATGATGGTTTACAAATTTTAGAACAAATACTTCCATATTTTCAACCTGAATATACCGTTTCTATTAAACCTATTAATGGTTGGTCATATAAACAAGATGTTCCTATTATTTTAAATAGTACTGCAATAGAAGATGATTATGAAGGTGATTTTGCAACTCGAAGAGTTCTTATGTATACATTAGATTTTACATTAAAAATGAGATTCTTTGGACCTACTGCAAATACTGCTATAATTAAAGAAATAGATATAGATTACTTTAATAAAGCTAATACCGACGAAAAATTTTATGGTGTTGATTTAGGACTTAATCCTCTTACGGCTGATCCTGAAGATACACTTATATCTTCTGGAACTCCAGGAGCAAATGAATATAAAATAACTACCGCATATGATCCTATAGGTGTTCCAGAATCATTCGCAATATATGGTACTGTGTTAAGTGGTACGTTTGTTTCTGGCGAAACTATTACTTCTTCGATTTCAAATAATACAATGGAAGTGAGTAATACTGCATATACAACTAATCCTGATACTGGAACAATTACAGTTGCACAACCAACAGGTTGGTTAAATATAGGTGAAGTTTTGACTGGTTCAACGTCTGGTGCTACAATAACTGTTGCATCATACACATAAGATTGGTAATATTATGAATAAAAGAAAGAAATTAGAAGATAGTCTCGCAAAAAATCTACCACAAAAAGATAGAATTTTAACAACAGACGATATCGATAATAAAGACATAAAAGACGATTATGAATTCTCACGGGCAACTTATAGAGATTTAATACACAATGGTACAAGATCATTAGATGTTATGTCAGAATTAGCCAGAGAGTCTGAGCATCCTAGAGCTTTCGAAGTACTTAGCAATTCCATTAAGAATATTGCTGATGTCACGGATAAACTTATGGCTTTACAAACAACAAAGAAAAAATTAAATAAAGAACGTTTAGATGCAAATAAGCGTATTACTAATAATAATGTTTTTGTCGGAAGTACTACTGATTTGCAAAAAATGTTAAATTCAAAAAATGAAAATATAATAGAACATGGCGAAGATTAAAAATAACGAATTTGGTTATTTAGGTAATGTTAATGTAAAGCGAGATGGCCTTGAAGAAGGTTTTACTGCGGAACAAGTTCGAGAATACAAAAAGTGCATGGATAATCCTGCATATTTTGCAAAAACTTATGTAAAAATTATATCTCTTGATGAAGGTTTAGTTCCATTTGATTTATATCCATACCAAGAAGAAATGTTTAATCATTTTAATGCTAATCGTTTCAGTATATGTTTAGCATGTCGACAAAGCGGTAAATCAATATCTAGTGTAGTATATCTTTTATGGTATGCTCTATTTCATTCTGAAAAAACTATTGCAATCTTGGCAAACAAGGGTGTAGTTGCAAGAGAAATGTTAGCTCGTGTTACTTTAGCATTAGAAAATATTCCATTCTTTTTGCAACCAGGCACAAAGGCACTCAATAAAGGCTCAATAGAATTTTCAAATAACTCACGAATTATTGCAACTGCAACATCTGCTTCTTCAATTAGGGGTTTATCTGTTAATTTATTGTTTCTTGATGAGTTTGCTTTTGTAGAAAATGATGCAGAATTCTATACTTCAACATATCCTGTTATTTCATCAGGTAGTGACACTAAAATAATTGTTACTTCTACTGCAAATGGTGTTGGTAATGTATATCACAAATTATGGGAAGGTGCAGTTTCAAAAGAAAATGAATTTAAAGCGTTTAGAGTTGATTGGTGGGATGTTCCGGGTAGAGATGAAACTTGGAAAGCATTAACAATTGCTAATACTTCAGAATTACAGTTCGATCAAGAATTTGGTAATACCTTCCTAGGCCGGGGCGGGACTCTAATAGATGCAAATTCTTTGCTTGCACAAAAGATGCATGAACCGGTTATGGTAAAAGAAAACGTATATATTTATGAAATGCCTTTGCAAGATCATGAATATGTAATGTGTGTTGATGTGGCCAGAGGTAGAGGACAAGATTATTCAACTTTTACTATTATTGATATTAGTACAAATCCATTTCAACAAGTTGCGGTCTTTAGAGATAATATTATATCGCCTATATTATATCCAGATCTAATTTATAAATACGCATATTTGTTTAATAAAGCTTATGTGATTATAGAATCTAATGATGCTGGTCAATTGGTATGTAATGGATTATATTATGATTTAGAATATGAAAATATGTTTGTAGAATCGACTGTTAAACGAGGAGCAATTGGTGCTACTATGACTCGTAGAGTCAAGCGTATTGGTTGTTCTAATATAAAAGATTTAATAGAACAAAGAAAAATAAACATTGTAGATGCAAACACAATAGTAGAAATGAGTACATTTGTTGCAAAAGGTCAATCTTTTGAAGCTTCACTTAGTAATCATGATGATTTAATGATGAATCTAGTATTATTTGGTTGGTTTACAACAACTGACATCTTTTTGGGTATGACAGATATAGAAATGAAGAAGATGTTATATAACGAACAACTCAAAGCTATTCAGGATGATGTAATTCCGTTTGGTTTTGTTAACGATGATCCAGAAAAACCTAAGTATGAAGTAGACGAAGATGGTCAAGTATGGTTCGAAACACCTAATGGAAGACATGACGGTGTTTTCTAGAATATTTTATATTATAAATATAAGTATGAATGTAACCGAAAGGTTAATTAACTTATAATGTGGACTTATAACTAAAACTCATTGAGAGGATAAAGCGATGGCATTTCAAGTATCACCAGGCGTCCAAGTCAAAGAAATTGACGCAACGGGCGTGGTACCAG